TTCCATTAAATCAGATGGCGTTCGAAGAAGCCTGTGAAGTGTTCACTAACAACTGGTCAGAAGAGTCATTCAAATCGGCTACCACAGAGAGAGATTATTTACGGTATGCTGTAACAGCTAATATCGATAGTGCTTGACAAATGATGTTGTATGCACTATAATGGTTATATAAGATAGAGAAAGAGAGACGAATATGAGACACTACGAAGACAACGTGCCTGCCCATACAATAACATGGAAACAGTCAGCCACCGTATACAACGAGTGTATGCGCCGTGCAGAGGACATACTTGCATCGTCTATCTTTGCGAGTGTGGTCGATGAGAATGATATGTTCACGCTTACTGAGGCACTGGTAGAGAACTATGAGGTGACAGAGAATGATTAATAAGAAACGATTATATATTAATGATAAGGTTATGTCTAAGTATGGCCAAGCACGAATACTTGAAATAGACTTGTATGAGGTACACGCACCTGTCGGTGAGTCTATTTCATTGAAGTCTGTATGGGGAAACCTTAGTGATCGATGTGTGTTTACTTTAGATAACGACCATTGGGTATACGGATACCAGTTGGAGCTATAGGAGTGTCACTATTAGTCATACTGTTGATGGGATGGGCTGTATACATGGTGCTTACATCGCCATTGATAACGCTTGTGTTTCTATTCAAAGCTTTCGTAGTGATGGTGTTAGGAATAATAGCATGGTTCGGATTGATATTATTATTAATATAATGCTCGAAACTGCTTGACAAAGGTTGCCCTATGCATTATAATGGTAACATAAGATGAAAAAAGAGAGAGACTTCTGGAACTGCACTGATGCAGTTAGGTCATTTGACACTGCTAGTCTTTCTCACTAAGGAGAATTAGTCTATAAGACTTAAAAGTTTGAGAAGAAACCATTAAGGTTGGTTGGCCCACGATGAAAGATCCAAATATATTATGGTGTGGGGGTTCATGTTGGTTTCTTCTCAATTTATATGCAGTTGGAGTACAACGAACAAGACTTGTGTAAATCTATAAAAGAGTATCAAGTCGGGATATGAGTTGTATGAGGAGACACGGTTTCTGCCGATGGATATCGGATGTACTATGTGTCCACTGACACTCTCACACTTGAGACTGATCATCTTGAGTGAGGGGGGAGCTTATTAATAAAAAAAGAGAAAGGGGGCTTAGAAACTGGCTAGCTAATCGCAATCTATAAATGCAATAAGGTGTCTTTGAGATATTTTCTAATAACCTCTACTGGCCACAGAAAGACCCCCCCCCCTAAAACTGAGCGCTATTCGATTGCACTACCCTGTATAAATACTAAGGATATATGATGAAAGTACTGAAAGAAATAACCGAGTGGGATTCTTCTGATCAGCTCAACCACACCTACATTCTCAATGATAAGTCCAGACTCATTGGGTACATACCATTCTCAGAGACTAAACCCAGTTGGTTCAAACAACCAATGAGTTTCTATAAGTCCAGAAGAAAGTTTGTCGAACAACCCCAACTTGTAAAAGAATTATCATGAGCAACCCTCAACTAAGTTCTTTTGATACCAATATGTTAAACGCAATTCGTGGAGAGATACATCACCTAGAAAGAAGAATGGTGGTTCTCAGAGAAGATTCTAATGACCGTCCTAAAGAGCTCAGAAATTACCCGATAGTATTAGAGTACCTTGAACTAAGAGTCCTTGAGATAGAGTCTCATGGACGAACAAGGTCGTTCTGATGTATACATGGGTAACACGCAAAGGGGATAAACAAGCATCTCTACGTTTATCGGAGGGCAAGTATAAAGGTGTTGTTTACCAATACGGCAAAGTCGCATTACCACAAGAGGATGAATTAAATTCCAAAGGAGACTTGCAATTTCGGTTTGAGTATACTATACTGGATAATGCGAATATTGATAGAGAAGAATTCGGAGAAGAGTTCTTTAATATCATTGGTGATATACTAGTACAGATCATCGATGAACACACAGAGGAAGAAAATCTTGAGTATAGATCAGACGATTGAACGAACAACACTTTCAGAGCTTGTCGGAAACGAACAGTATGCGAGAAAAGTATTACCATTCATAAAGGGTGAATACTTTGCAGATAGAACAGAACGAATAGTATTCGAAGAAATACAGAAGTTTGTAGAGAAGTATAACGCACTCCCTACTAAGTCTACTCTGGAGATAGAGATAGACACACGCAGAGATTTAAACGAGAATGATATTTCCCGAATACTGGAAACAGTCAAGTCGTTGAAATCAGACAAAGAAGTCAACTATGAATGGTTAGTCGAAACCACAGAGAAGTGGTGCAAAGACCGAGCAGTCTATAACGCAATCGTTGAGGGTATCTCAATCATAGACGGCAAAGACAAAGCTCGTGGCGCCGATTCAATTCCAAGCATACTCACAGACGCACTCGCAGTAGGGTTCGATAATCATGTAGGTCATGATTACTTAGAGGATAGTGAATCTCGATTTGACTACTACCATACCGTAGAGGAAAAAATCCCGTTTGACTTGGAGTTTTTCAATAAGATAACAAAAGGAGGATTACCTCCGAAGACGTTAAACATTGCGTTAGCTGGTACTGGTGTCGGTAAGTCTTTGTTTATGTGCCATGTAGCAGCTAACTGTATGTCGCAAGGAAAGAATGTATTGTACATCACTCTGGAGATGGCAGAAGAACGTATCGCAGAACGCATTGACGCAAACCTGATGAACATCTCTATGGAAGACTTGCATGATTTACCCAAGCAGATGTTTGATAATAAAATCAATAAGATTATTAAGTCTACCTCTGGTAAGTTGATTGTCAAAGAGTATCCCACAGCGTCTGCACACTCTGGACACTTTCGTGGATTGATTAAAGAGTTGGCTATCAAGAAAACATTCAAACCAGATATTATCTTTATTGATTATCTGAATATCTGTTCGTCATCACGATTCAAGGGAAATGCAAATGTGGGTTCGTACTTCTATATCAAATCAATCGCAGAAGAACTGAGAGGACTTGCAGTAGAGACTAACGTACCAATCATGAGTGCAACTCAGACAACTCGTAGTGGGTTCTCTAATAGTGATGTAGGTCTGGAAGATACCAGTGAAAGTTTTGGCTTGCCAGCAACTGCTGACCTTATGTTTGCACTTATCAGTAATGAAGAGTTGGATGAGTTGAATCAGATTGCAGTCAAACAGCTTAAGAATCGATACAATGATCCATCAGTGAATAAACGATTCGTGGTGGGTATTGACAGTTCAAAGATGCGACTGTATGATATTGATTTTTCTGAACAAGATAATCTTGCAGACTCAAATCAAACACCAGACAAAGATGATTTTGATCAACCTGTATTTGATAAGTCTAATTTTGGCAACCGTTCTGACTTTGGTGGATTTAAAATATAATGAACTCTTATATTACAGTATTTGATGAAGTTCTCTCTGACAAACATTGCGATTACTTTATCAATAAATTTGAAAATGATATTTCTGTACATGAGATTCAGAACAATTCTCATTTTACAGAAGAGGGTTTAGAGAACTCAACTCTTACTCAGATTAATATGCTGCACTCCCCCGATACTATATGGAGAGATGATGTTAATTTTCTAACACAAACTATCGGTAAATGTGTTGAGGCCTATAAAGATGAAAATGACATTGCACCTTATCAATGGCCTGACAAGTTTGCGTTAGAACCACCTAAGATGAAAAGGTATCTACCGAATACTTCTGATGAGTTTCCACCCCATGTAGATGTGTTGGATTACGCAACCGCAAGACGATTTCTAGTTATCTTTATGTACCTTAATGACAACATAGGCGGACATACTTATTTTCCAAATATGGATATAGAGATTGAATGTAGAAAGGGTTCATGTATTATGTTCCCCCCTTTATGGACACACATACACGCAGGAGCTCGACCAGTGATTTCACCCAAGTATATTATTGGAAGTTATCTGCACTATGTGTAAGATTTGCCTTGACAATTTGGTATGCCTGTGGTATACTATAGCTAAATAAATGGAGATATATAAAATATGGCTAATAATGATTTTTTAAAAGATATTATCAAAGAGGTGGGTAATGAATACGCATCTATAGTAAGTGATGGTGTCGAAGCAGGAGATGTCGATTCGTTTATTGACACAGGTAGTTACATATTTAATGCACTGCTGAGTGGAAGCATTTACGGCGGCCTTGCATCAAATAAGATTACTGCAATCGCAGGGGAATCTGCAACAGGTAAAACATTCTTTCTTATGGGGATTGTCAAGAACTTTCTAGACAAGAATCCAAACGCTGGAGTGATATACTTTGAGAGTGAATCTGCAATTACTAAACAGATGATTGTTGATAGAGGTATTGACCCCGACCGTATGGTGATTATGCCTGTGACTACGGTGCAAGAATTTAGAACTGATTCTCTAAAGGTGTTGGATGGTTATCTTGCACAACCCGAATCACAACGTCAACCACTCTTTCTATGTTTAGATAGTCTTGGTATGTTGAGTACTACTAAAGAAGTTGAAGATACCGCAGACGGTAAAGAGACAAGAGACATGACAAGAGCTCAAGTTCTCAAAGCTGCATTTCGTGTGCTGACTCTTAAACTTGGTAGAGCAAAAGTTCCAATGGTAGTTACCAATCACACATATGATGTGGTAGGTTCTATGTTCCCTCAAAAAGAAATGGGTGGTGGTTCTGGACTCAAGTATGCAGCTAGTTCTATTATCTATTTGAGTAAGAAGAAAGAGAAAGACGGCACTGAAGTTGTCGGTAACATCATTCACTGTAAGAACCACAAGTCTCGTTTGACTAAAGAGAATAAGATGGTTGATGTTCGACTTACTTATGATAAGGGACTTGACAAATACTACGGACTGTTAGAGTTAGCTGAAAAGTATGATATCTTTAAAAAGGTATCTACACGATTCGAACTTCCTGATGGAAGTAAACAGTTTGGTAAAACTATTCTAAATGATCCACTAACATACTTTACTGATGATGTTATGAAACAGTTAGATGAATCTGCAAACAAGGAATTTAAATATGCTACGAGTGATTGAAAATTGTTGTGATTTGCAATACCTTGATATGATGAAAAGTGTTGCAGAGAAAAGTGAGACTTGGAATCTGAAACACCCTCTTGGGTTTCCGTTTGAGGACAAACATTTAAAGTTAGATATTATTGAAAATAATCCTGTACATGAGTTACTTGCAGGTATGGCAATGGGATTGCTTATACAGATTTACAATAGTAAAACTGAGGGTGGTCAGTTTGCATCTGATTTCTTTTTGCCCGAGGTATCGTATTGTGCAATCTCAGTAAAAGATGAACATCGACAAGACAATCTCCATACTGATCATGAAAATGATTTAGAATATGTTAAGATACTTGGATTGCTTAATTCTAATTGGCAACCTAAAGATGGTGGTGAGTTTATTCATGGAGAAGAAACTATAGTTATGAAACCAACAAGCTTTGTAGTATTTGATCCACGAATTAAACATTGTGCATCACCAATTAAAACTCACGAAAAAAGATTTGGAA